CGTCGACGAAATTATTCCCTACGATACCGAAGAAGATTTAAAGAACATGTTATCTATTCTTAATATAGATAAGAGGTTCATAGGATCAGAGTATATGGGCCAAGTTCTTAACGCTCAAGATGTTTGTGAAATGCGTGGAATAGAAATAATATATATTGATAGAATACATAATTATTCTTCTAGCGAACTGAGAAAAAGGATTGAAAATGAGTCACGCTGATAATTATTTTAAGGAAGTAGTAACGATTGCTCAAAGTATTGATACAGTCAAAGTTCAAATTATGGCGCAGCTTCTTGCGAAAGTTCGTGAAAGTGGTGGTCGTGTATTTGTTCTTGGTGTTGGTGGTTCTGCTGGTAACGCTTCCCATATGGTTAACGACCTTAGAAAGCTATGCGGTATCGAAGCATATTGTCCCACTGACAACGTTCCGGAACTCACGGCACGAACTAATGATGAGGGATTCGACACAATCTTCGAAGAATATCTCAGAGTAAGTAAGTTTAATATCAAAGACGCTATCTTTGTTCTATCCGTCGGTGGTGGCAATAAAGAAAAGAATGTTTCAGTTGGTCTTGTAAAGGCTATTGATCTTGCTGATTCAGTTGGCGCTCAAGTATTAGGTATTGTTGGTAAGGGTGATGGTTATGCAGCAAAGATGGGCAACTGTGTTGTTGTTGTTCCTTGTGTTGATAACGCTCGTGTCACTCCTCATTCAGAAGCATTCCAGGGAGTTGTCTGGCATTGCCTAGTTTCTGACTCTGCACTACAGAAGAACGCAACAAAATGGTAAAGGCTATTTTTCTAGATCGTGATGGCACGATCAATAAACTTGTTCATGGTAGAGAAGATCCCAAACATGTTTGTCCTTGGTATTATGCGGAGTTTGAACTAATTGATGGTGTAGAAGATGCTATCAAAAAGTTTCGTAGTCTTGGGTATTCTTTACATGTTGTAACCAATCAACCTGATGTTGATGATGGATATACTACAGAAGAAACTATGGATGCTATCCATAGTTATGTAAAAAATAGACTGAAAGTAGATACGATTCAAGCAGCCAGAACACGTAACACGCCAGAATATAAACCAAACCCTGGTATGTTAAATAAAATCATTAAAGAATGGAATGTAACTGCTGAACGTAGTTGGATGATTGGTGATAGTTGGAAAGACGTTATTGCTGGACATAAGGCTGGCGTAAAAACTATATACCTTGGTGATATATATTCTGCTCCGGAGAAACATATGCATATCCTACCGGATTATTATGCGAAAGATCTTCTAGAAGCAGCAACAATAATTGAACAGAATATAGGTGGAGAATGATTGAAGTTTATGCTGATGGTGCTGATTTAGACGGTATTCTAAAGGCGGCAGAAAATCCTAGAGTTACTGGATTTACAACCAATCCAACATTAATGAAGCAAGCTGGTATTACAGATTATGAAGGGTTTGCTAAAGATATTATCAAAGAGCTTTTAATTAGACGACCAGAAACAAATATTTCATTAGAGGTATTTGCAGACGATCATGAAGAAATGTATATTCAAGCTAAGAAAATTGCTTCTTGGGGAGAACATTATAAGTATGATGTATTTGTAAAGATCCCTGTTACAAATACTAAAGGTGTTCCTAGTTATGATCTTATTAAAAGATTGAATTACGAAGGTGTAAAGGTAAATGTTACTGCTGTCTTTACTGCTAGCCAGACTCGTGAAATTTTAGATTCTATTACTAATCCTAACGTTCCAGTTATTATTTCTATTTTCTCTGGCCGTATTGCTGACACGCTTCGTGATCCAGTTATATGGACTAAACAGTGTATCGGTGAAGCTATGGATAAACCAGCAGAGTTTGATAAAATCAAGTTTCTCTGGGCATCATGTAGAGAAATCTATCACCTGTATATGGCAGAGTTAGCTGGTTGTCATATTATTACCATGCTTCATGATCAGATTAACAAACTTAATCTAGCAAATAAAGATTTAACTCAGTTCTCGAAAGAGACAGTTCAGATGTTTTACAACGATGCTGTAAAAAGTGGCTACAAAATTAATTGAGGATATAACATGTTTGAAGAAAATGAAATTTCAAAGAATGCTAATGGTGGTACTGAGATTGCCAAGAGATCACTGTCTAAACTAATTGATCCAGAACTTCTGTCTAACTTTCAGATTATCTCTTCTCGTCCAAGAGATCTTCAATCAGAAAAGATCAGAGTTCTTTTTGCCCATGATCTTCCTGAAGATCCAGAGTCTGCAAAGTTCAGAGATTCGAATTGGCGTAATAAGTTTCACAAATTTGTTTTTATTTCTAACTGGCAGTATCAGCGTTATCAGTTGATTCATGGATTACATGCTAATCCTCAGTCAGTAGTTCTAGAAACAGGAATATACCCTGCTCCGGAAAGTTGTTTAGAAAAACCAAAGGATAAGATTCGGTTGGTTTATACTTCAACACCGCAGCGTGGTCTAGATATTCTAGTTAGTGTATTTGAACAGATCTCAAAAGATAATCCAGATATTCATCTAGATGTATTCTCTTCGTTTAAAATTTATGGTTGGGAAGATGCAGATCAACAGTTTGAACCATTGTATGATCGCATTCGCAACCATCCACAGATGACGTATCATGGTTTTCAACCACACGAAACAGTTCTAGAACATCTGAATAAGTCACATATCTTTGCGTATCCATCAACATGGATTGAGACAAGTTGTCGTGCGCTTATTGAAGCGATGTCTGCTGGTTTAGTATGTGTTCATAATAACATGGGCGCTCTACCAGAAACTTCTGGTGGGTTGAATGTCATGTATCATGCAGATATGGATGACAAGAACCATCATGCTGTTGGATTTGCTAATCATTTGCTACCAGCTATTAATATGGTTAGAGAAAACAAAGAAAAGAGTATGATTAATTTTAATAAGGCATATGTTGATGCTCGTTATAATATCAATCATATTGCTAACAAGTGGGATATAATGCTTAAAGATCTTATGTGGCGTTACCCAAACGTTGAGTCTAGAGGCATTCCATCAGAAATGTTTGTCTATAGGACAATCTAATGATAATAACAAGAACGCCACTACGAGTATGTTTCTTTAGTGGAGGTAGTGATCTTCCATCCTTCTATGAAAAGGAGGATGGCGCTTCTCTATCTGTTACAATTAACAAGTATATTCACGTCATCGCTCATCAAGTTCCCAACATGGGAGTTAAGGTTATGTATGATGACGTAGAAGAACTGCATGATCTAGAACAGATGCGTCATGCTATTACTAGAGAAACATTAAAACTGTATAACGTTAATAAAGAAATAACTGTTGCTTCTATTAGTGACATTGTTTCTAAAGGTTCAGGACTTGGTAGTTCTTCTGCTTTTACAGTGGGACTAGTAAAGGCTATGTCTGCTTTAAACAAAGAAAGCGTTTCTGGTTCTCATATTGCAGACATCGCTTGTCAGATTGAAATGGTTAAGTGTGGATACCCTGTTGGTAAACAGGATCAATATGCTGCTGCCTATGGTGGTTTCAACCTATTCAAGTTTCATACCAATGGTTCTGTCTCTTCAGATTCTATTGCATTGAACAACAAAAATATTCAAAAGCTACAAGATAACCTATTGCTTGTGTATTCTGGTAGAGGCAGAGATGCTAATAATATTCTACAGAAACAGCAGAAAGCAATGTCTAACATAGACAAGTTTAAGATCGTTCAAAGAGCCAGAGATAAGGCATATGAAGGCAGAGATCTTTTACTCGAAGGTAAAGTCGATGAGTTTGGCGAACTACTACACAAGTCATGGTTAGATAAAAAGAATATCTGTGAAGATATTACTCAAGATTATTTTGACACAGTATATCAGAAAGCTATAGATGCTGGAGCTTTAGGAGGAAAACTTCTCGGCGCTGGTGGAGGCGGATTCTTTATCTTCTATGTTCCACAAAAAAATAAAGAAGAGGTGGCTTGGGAAGTGACAAAATACACAGAGTGTAAAGTTTATGATTTCGAGTTTACAGGAAACGGCTCGAATATTGTTTATCACCATTCGTGACTAAATATTATTGACTCTTTAAAATAATAAAGGTATAATAATTTGTCTAATAATGTGATAGCTTTTCCTAAAGCCAATGTCAAAATCTCTAAAGACAATAGAACTGTCGAGAATATTCAACAGAATGTCGAAATGATGAAACATTATCACATTCAAGAAACTATACTGAATCTTGCACCTATCATATTCAATCAGTTAGATATAGCGGGATTTGGTTTAGATGACGAAGACGAAGAAGATAACGATGTTAAGGATGGTGCTTTTATAATCGAAGCATTGAGGTCATATATGTGTAAATATTATGACATTCATCATCCTTTTCAGAAGATAGCTGAAAGCATCTTTGAGCCCAAAGAAGGAGACGAAGAGGGTGCTTTCAGAATAGTAGACGAAATAGCAATAGACTTAAGAGAAACTGAAACCGAATAGGTGATTTGTGATTATTGTTGACTTGAATCAGGTTATGTTATCCAATCTGCTTATGCAGTTGGGCAATCACACTAATGCGCAGCTAGAAGAAAATATGGTTCGCCATATGATTCTTAATTCTCTCCGTTCATATAAGGTCAAGTTCGGAGACGAGTATGGTGAGATGGTTATCGCTTGTGATAATACAAACTATTGGCGCAAGCAGGTGTTTCCTTATTATAAAGCAAACCGTAAAAAGAATATTGAAAACTCTGAACTCGATTGGAAAGCTCTGTTCGAATGTCTTAACAAGATTCGTGCGGAGTTAAAGGAGTATTTTCCTTATCGAGTTATTGATGTCGAGTCAGCTGAAGCTGATGACATTATTGCAACTCTAGTTACTAAATTCGGTTCTGAACTAAATACTGGTGAGAAGATATTGATTCTCTCAGGAGATAAAGATTTTATTCAGCTGCATGTTTATTCTAATGTTTCCCAATACGACCCTACTCGTAAGAAATGGATCAAGCATGATGATCCAGAGAGATACTTGCATGAGCACATTCTAAAGGGAGATGCCGGAGATGGTGTTCCTAACGTTCTTTCTCCTGACAATGTTTTTGTTGTGGGTGATAGACAAAGACCCCTGACAGCAAAGAAAATGGAAAAGATCATGGGCACTGATCTAGAGGAAATGGATACCTCTTTGGCCCGAAATTATTCTCGTAATGTTCAACTTATTGATCTAAGTTTTACTCCTGAAACTATTCGTGAAAAAGTTATGGAGCAATTCGAAGCTCAAAAGGATCGTGATCGTAGCAAACTACTAAATTATTTTATA